GTCAGGGGGATTGTTTGGCTAAAACAGCTAAGTGGGCTGGAGTAACTTTATAATTTAACAAATTAGATATATGGACAACTGCGAATTAGTAGCTTGGATGGATAAACTATCCAACAAAATAGATGAGATAAAAGAGGAACAAACAAAAATTCTTGTGCAGACTACAAAAACAAATGGTAGAGTAACGGCACTCGAAACTGCAAACTCTAATAAAAAAAGTGATAACCGCTATATAATTACAACATTCATCGCTGGTGCTGCGTTGCTAATAACACTAGTAAAAACATTCATGGGATGAGAGAGACAGTAATTAGTTTACGAACCAAATTATCGAAGCTGCAAAAACAAAGTAGATGAATTAATAAAATCAGTTACTTTGTTAAATAAATTATTAGGAGAACATATTGTATACGAAAAAGGAAAAGAATATGGAAAGCATGAATGATACACTAGCAATATCAAATTACATTCTAGGGGATGTAAGTGTTAATTTTCTTATAGCATTTTATTTCTATGCAATAATAGGGGTTGTATTTAATCTACTTGTACATTACACGTATAAACAAGTAAGAAATAAAAGAAAACAAAATAAATATACAAAATTCTCATATAAATACTGGATTTTAGATAATTATAAAAGATTTTTATTAAATTTGTTATCTATTTATTTAATAGTTATATTTAAGGACAATATCCCAATACTGAAAGATTATAACCTTAATATGTTTTTAGGTTTTGTTACAGGAATGTCATTAGATACAATTGTGATAATTTTGAGAAAGTTAAATCTAGGGTCTTTACAATCTAAATAAGAAATTCGTCTTTTTTAAAACATAAATATAAAATGAGTTATTGGCAAGAACAAATCGAAAAAGATAAACAAGATAGAAAGAACTCTGTTTTATTCAATCTTAATTTGAACAAAGAAAGAGAGCAGCTTTTAGAAAAGGGTATGTTGTCTGAATATGGCGGACTATCACAATTGCCATTATCTAAAAAAGGTTCAGAGATAAAAGAAAAACTACAATTAGAGAGAGTAAAAGCTGGACAAGCTTTAATTTCTGTATCAGAAAAGCTTATCAATCTAAAAAAAGAAATAGGGATTGAACCAGTTTCTATTGATTATGATGAGAAAGAAAGTATAGATTCTCTAAAAACGTATGAGTATGAGCAAATGAATCAAAATGAAGGTGGTTCAGTGAGTAAAGAGGTTACTTCAAAAATGAGAGAATATAATAATTGTGCTTATAAGTACAAAACTCTTAAAAAAGAAGTTAAGTTTTTGAATACACTAATTGAAGGTATTCAGGACGGAAAAACATACGAATTATCAGTAAGAGTATTGTCAGAACTAGGATTTTAATTATGATAAGAACAATAAGAAGATTATTAGGTTTTGAATCAAACAGTGAGAAGGTATCTACATTGCTTGATATTGACAGTAGATTAGGTGAAATTTCAACTGAAATAAGTGAATTGGCACATAACTACACTAGACGATATGAAGCGAAAAATGAGGTCTTAAAATCAATGTCGGATGATTTTATAGTTACTGAGGTAACGACTAGGTTTGATTTGTTTGAAAAATCTCACCTTAACGAACTATTGCTACTTAAAAAAGAGAAAGATTCTTTAGAGTATGAGAGATTATCTCTACTAAAAAGTAAAGAGGTGTCAGAATTGTATCAAGAAAGACAAAAATTTAATATTATAAAGTCAAAATATAAGTCTAGTGAAATATCCACCGAGCTTTACAATATTGTTTTAAAAGCAAAAGAGGGTAAAGTAAAGTATTCAGACATATTGGTGTTCAATAAAATTGGTGAACTACTTATATTGAAGAGAGCAAAAACCGATGAATCCCAACCTGAAAAATGGGGACTACCTGGTGGTCATGTTGATTTAGGTGAATCACATTTAACAGCAGCCAAAAGAGAGTTATTAGAAGAAACTGGATTGAACATAAATGAATCAGAATTAACCAACATAGGTAAATTTGAAGATAAAGACGTTTGTATTGAATATTACAAGGCAGTTGATGTATGTATTGAATCAAACCCAATCATTCTACAATCAGATGAACATTGGGCTTATAAATGGATTAATATAAGTGAGCTTGATAAATACGATATGCCTTTCAATATGAAAGACAATATCAAGAAAGTATTAAGTGTTGAAGAAACTGAAAAGAAAACGATTAAATCAGATATAAACGATTTTAAATCATTCATAGAACCATTCCTAAAAGCATTTAATGAAGGTGAAATATCAGCAGAGGTTTTAAAGAATGTGATTGAGAAATCAAAAATACAAAAAATTGAAGCAAATAAAAATCTCATACAAAAATCAATATCGGCTTTTCATCAAGGTATCATATCAGAAGCCTCTCTAAAAAACATCATAGAGAAAGCAAGAAGTGGTAGATATGCTGATACACCCGAAAACCAAAGATTAAAAAGAGTTGGTCAAGAATATGGAACTAAGGGCAAAGAAGACGATAAAAACCCAAAGGATAAGAAACAAGATGAGCAACCAACCAAAAAAGATGTAAGTGTTGAAACTGAAAAGAAACCGATTGAAACTGATAAAAAGGAAAGTAAATCGGCTTCGGATAATAAAGAGGGTAAAGAAATTTCTAAAAAAGAAAGAGAAAAGAACTTTAAAGAGTGGTTTGGAGATTCAAAGGTAGTTGATGAAAATGGAAAACCGTTGGTTGTTTATCATGGAACAGGTGAAAAATTTAAAGTGTTCGACCCTAAAAAAATAGGTCAAAATTACAGAGAAAGTAAGGGTGGAGGATTTTTCTTTACTTCAAGAAGAAAACAAGCTGAAAATTATGCTACACTTCATTCTGGTGGTAAAGGTGATGGTGAAGTTATGGAATCATTTATTAAGATAAAAAATCCCTTAACAGTGAGACTCAATAAGGATTATCAATTGTCTGCTGCTGACTACTATGATATGAATCATTCAGATTTGATGCGTGAAGTAAATAGGTCTGACACTAGGGAAGATTGGGGAGATATGTATGAGCATGAGAGATTAGATGGTATTATAATTTATGGGAAAAATGGAGACAATCTATATGTTCCACTAGAGCCTAATCAAATAAAATCTGCAACAGACAACGATGGTAATTTTGATTCTAAATCAAATGACATTACAAAATCAGAAGAAGAACAGGATACTTTAGTCCATGAATTTAGTGGTAATATAGATATAGAAAAAGCAATTAACACATACGAAAAATGGTTATAGATACTCAAATAATAGAACTTCTTCAATACAGAATACAACAGGAAGAAATAAGTTCACGTCTTTACGAAGCTATGTCAAGATGGTTGGATTTTAAAGGATTTGCAGGAGCTTCAAAACTTTGGAAGAAATATTCTACAGAGGAATTGACTCATGTAGGTTGGGTAACTGAATATCTACAGAATCTAAATATACTACCTGAAACAAGAGTAATAGGACAACCACAAATGACATTTAAGAGCTTACCTAATGTAGTAGCTCTATCAATGAAACATGAGGTTGAAATATTAGCTCAGTGCAGCGAATTAATGAATAAATGTAAAGAGATAGGGGATAACCTAACTTTCACAATAGCCCATAAATTTGTGACAGAACAGCAAGACGAAATTGGAAAATTACAACTTTGGATTGACCAGCTAGAGTTATTTGGCGACACAGGGGCTTCGTTAATGATGATTGATGAAAAAATGGGAAGTTATGCAGGATAAATTTAATTTCTTTGTAGAATCAAGTATATCAGATGAGATATATAAGGCAGCTTCAAGCAGCACCACTACAAAGTACGATAATATGATTATTGAGGGTGTAGCTTCAACTGATGATGAAGATTCTCAGGGAGAGACATTGTGTCCGCAGGGATTTGATACATCAGAATTTCTTTTAAATGGAATGATAAATTTGGAGCACTTCACTATAAGAAAGGGAAGTCCAGAGTTTTGGATAGGTCACCCAATAGCTGCAAGTATAAAAGATAATAAATTTTTCATTAAAGCAAAGCTATGGAAAGGAAACCCTCATGCAGAAAAATTGTGGGATAATTTACTTACCATGAAAGCTAATAATGTTCCACGCTCTTTAGGTTGGAGTATAGAAGGTAACAAACTAGAAACCGACCCGAAAAATAAAAAGAAGATATTAAAAGCAAAAATAAATCATTGTGCAGTTACATTCTCACCAGTAAATAAAAATACATTTGCTGATATTGTAAAAGGGGAATCTAATTATACACCCCTTGCATTCAATAAACAGGAAACCGATGGTGGAGAATATCTGTTAGTAATTGAAGAAAACGGTAAGATAATTACAGTAGATAAGAGTTTCACTGTAAAGATTCAACCCAAGGCAATGACAACTGATACAATAAGACCTTTAATAAAAGAATCATTAGATGAAAAAACAAAATGGAATGTTTTTATTAAAGCATTAAATGAGGGAATAATTAAAAAAGAGTTTATTCCTAAAATAATTTCAAAAATGAATAAAAATTTTACTTTAAAATAGTTTTTTAGTATAAAATTTATTATTTTTATAAAATAATTTTTAATTTCGTTGTTAACCTATATGATAGGTAATAATGCACACAGAACTAATAAAATCTCTAGTAGATGCAGGATTCTCCGAGCAGGAAGCTAAAGATATGCTTATAGAAAAAGCAAAAGAGCCTGAAACTAAAGGAAAAGAGTCAGAAGGCGATGATGATTGGTCTGAGGAAAAAGAGTCTGAATTGGAAAAGGCTTGTTCGCAAGCTAAAGAAATATACGACACTTACAAATCAAAAAGACCAGTACCTAAAAAAGAAGTCACAGAGAAATCTGGTGAGCCTGATTTAATCAAATCAATTGAAACTCCAGAAGTGCAATCACGAATAAGTGATATTGTTAAGGGTGTAGTATCAGAAATGGAAAATAGCTTTGCTAGTAAACTTTCAGGTATTCAAAAATCACTTGAACCAATGCCTGATATTATTTCAGAAGTTGCAACTTTGAAAGATAAGATTGATAATTTTGGTAAACAAACCCCACCTCAAAAATCAATAATGAAAGCTGATGCTGCAATATTGGAAAAAAGCTTGCAGTATGGTGTAAGCGATGATAAAGGTGCAGTTCATTTTTCTCAAAGAATACCTAAACACAAAATTGCAATTGGAGAAGAGTTGCAAAAACTTTGTTTAGAGACTGAGGGTAGTTTACAAAAATCTTTAGAAACCGATTTGATGAATTATGTTGCTGGAGGCAATTCAGTGCTAGGCGATGTAGCTAAACGTACTCTAAGAGAACGTAAGAACATAATTGTTGAATAAAATTAATTTCGCTTTAAAATTTTTCTCGAAAAAACATGATTAATTTAGATAATTTACAGAATGGCATCCAAACTGGTGACGATATTTCAGCTTCTGAATTATTGAAATCTATGGAAGCAGGGCTAGAGACAGGTAGAGATTACTCTGGTGAAACCCACAATGGACAAGGTTTAAAGGTTGAGTCCTTAGACCCAGTAGTAAAGGTTCTAGCTAACAAAATGGTTCAGCTAAGAACTTGGAACATAATCCCTAAAAAAGAAGTATTCAATACTGTACATGAGTACAATCAATTAACTAAGTATGGTGATGAGATTGGTATCACCAACCTAGAAGGTGAATCACCATCATTTACTGATTCTGAATATAGACGTAAAGCAGCTGTTACAAAGTTCATGTCAGTTGGTGGTCAAGTTTCTCACCCTGCAATGCTTGTTAATAATGCAGGTGGTTTAGATATGTTAGCTTCTGAGGTTCAGAACAAAACAATGTTGTTGTTAACTGAACTTAACAAAGGTATTTCAACTTTTGATGATTCAAAAATTGCAACACAATTCCCTGGATTATTCAGAGACCACTTAACTGGTATTGTAGAAGCAAATGGTTCTACTTTAGGAACGGCAGAAGCAAATTACGATACATACTTCAATGATGTGGTTGTAATTGATGCAAATGGTTACGCTCTTACTGATGCAATGGTTGAACAAGCTACTCAGGCAGTAGTAAATGACAGAAACGGTTTGATTGTTGATACAATCCTTACCAATCCTATCGTAATGTCAAATTATGTGAAAACTTTCCACGAAAGTAAACGTGTAATGGTTGGAATGGCTAATGCTGTTAAAGGTGCGACAATGGGTCAATCAGTGAACAACATACAAACTCAGTTTGGTTTTGTTGGGGTTGAATCAGACGTTTATTTCGATAGAAAAACTATCAAGAGATACAATACTGCTGCAACTCACGCTCAATCACCAGCAAAACCAACAAAAGACGGTTCTACACCTATTGCAGTTAACGCTGACACTAAAACTAAATTTGTTGCTGGTACTTATTACTATGCTGTAACAGCAAAAAATAGATATGGTGAATCAGCAATGGAAGTCATTAACACTTCTGGTCAAGCTGTAACAGCTTTACAATCGGTGGACATTAAATTTGCTGCTGGTACTGGCAATTACGCTGCTGAATGTTTCGTAATATATAGAACTGAGGCTAGCCCTGCTTCTTATACTACAGCCAATTATTATCCATTGTTTCAAGTAACTGCTGCTGAATTGGCTACTGGTTATGATGGTGCTGCTGCAACTCTTGTAAGAGATAGAGACAGATTAAAAGCAAACACTCACTCAGCATTTGTGATGAGCAATAGCTCAGAAATGTGGGAATATTTGCAATTAGCTCCTACAATGAGAATGGATTTTGCAATCACTACTTTAAGTAGACGTTTTGCAGTGGTGAATTACGGTACTTCGGTTCTTTATCAACCAGGTAAGGTAGCAAGAATTATTAATATAGGAACTAGACTACCTGCTTAATAATTCTTTAAGATAGATATAAAAAGGGAGGGTGAGGTCTAATACTCTACCTCCCTTTATTTTTTTAATAATAAACAATCATTGTATGATAATTGAAAGTAAATTTAATAAGCAAGTTATCAATTTCTTCAATAAAGATGTAGAATTTGACAATAAAGGGTGTGCAACTGTAAGTGATGAGTTAGGTACACAAATATTAGAAAATTTTCCTGATATGGCTTGGGAAAAAGGTAAAAAAGCTGAAAAGAAAGTTGAAGTAAAGAAAGACGATTCAGATGAAATAAAAATGTTGAAAGGCGAGGTTGAAAGACTAGAGGGTGTAAATATTGGTCTTAAATCCGAGATTGCCCAATTAAAAGAATCTGAAAAGGCATGGAGAGATGAATGCGGTAAATATATTAAGTTTGTTGAAGAAAGTGGTTTGAAGCTTCCTAATACCACAACTACAGAGACAACAAATAAAGACACTGATGAAATTGTGATTCCAGAGGGTTTTGAAGAAGTTTACAAGGAAATGGAGTCAAAGAATCTTGCTGATTTAAAGAAAATGTGTAAAACTGATTTAGATGTTACTGATGAGGTTCTTGCAGGTTTTAAAGGTAAAGAAGCAAAAACAGAATTAATTAAATACGTTTTTGAAAATATTGTGAAATAATTGAAATATGCCTTCAATAACTTACATATCAAAATATAAAAAGAATACAGGTCTTGTTTTATCTCCAACTGAGGTAAGAGACCTGTACTTTTTTGGAATTGACATAGTGGATGGTTCAGGAAATGAAATACCTGACACAACTATACGTTTCTATATTGAGGCAGCACAAAAAGAAATTGAGAACAGATTAAAGATTAAGTTTAAAAAACAGTTATTTGAGGAGAGTTGTGCTTATTTTAGGGACAATTATATTAACAACTTACCTAGAGTACAAACAAGATACCCAGTAAATGAAGGTTTATCTCTTACTGGATACTATAAAAAAGTTGAACAAATATCCTTTCCTAAAGAATGGTTAAGTTCATCAGTAAATTCAGACGGTATATATTCAAAGAGATTAAGTATTGTTCCATCCGCAGGAAGTGCAGTGGGAACAAGTCAAGATGTAATATTCACAGGAATAACAACTTCATATTTTGGCTCACTAGGTAGGTTTCATACCTTACCTGATTATTGGACTAGTCAGTACGTAACAGGATTCGATGTTGACCACTACCCTAGTGATTTGATTAATGTGGTGGGTATGTTGTCAACTATACCAGTACTGGCAATAGCTGGAGACTTGATTCTTGGAGCTGGTATAGCTTCACAATCACTTAGTATGGATGGTCTTAGCCAGTCAATAAGTTCAACAAGTTCTGCCACAAATTCGGGGTATGGAAGTAGAATAATAGAATATAGAAAGACTATAGATTTGTCATTAAAGCAAATTGAGAAAACATATAAGGGTTTTAATTTTAATGTATTTTAATAGCAATGCTAAAAGCAACACCTGAAAATTTAGTCGGCAAACCGCAAGTTTCATTCAAAAAGGGTGAATTTGATGCGGCTATTTGGAAGCATGGTTATTATATACAAATAGAAAAAGCTCACCGTTGTCCTTGTGAAGGTACAGATGGTATTTCTAAGTTCAATTGCCAAAATTGTCATGGAACAGGTTATTTTTGGATTAATCCTATAGAAACAGTTGGGTTAATAACTGGAGTAAATAAAAATACAGAATATAAGGATTGGTCAATTGAATTAATAGGGACAATAGCATTATCAGTAAGAGATAATAACAATAACGATTGGGAGAAAGTATCATTTTATGATAAGATCACCCTAATAAGTAGAAGTGAGACTCAAATTAAACCATTTGCATACTACACTGAGGTATTAAGAATAAGAACAGATAATGTAGGTAACTATTTTGTCTTTCTTACGTATAAACCCCAAGAAGTTATAAGTATTTTTAAATTTGTGTCTGAATCAGAGCCACTTGAAAGGATTACTGATTTTACACAAAATGAAGATAATGAATACGTTATAGACTTAAATGGTATAGTTTGTGGGGTAAATGGTGTGATTTCAGTAAGGTATAAAGCAGATATTCAGTATATAGTACTTGATTTACCTCACGAGGTTAGACACACAACAAAGAAAGGCACTGGAAATAGGATAGAGTCTCAATCAATGCCAATACAAGCTATATGTAGGCGAACTCACTTAACTCAGGTTGAGAGAAAAAATTACGATGGAACAGGAATACAAGACAATTCATATACAGTTTAATGTTACCTATATCATTTGACATATCACCTATAGTTGATGAATTTATAATTTTATCAAATCGCTCAGAAGAGTTTTCTTCTTACGTTATTGATAGAATGACTGAGGATTTTATGAACTCATGGGAAAATATGGTTAATAGTGAGCTAGGTTCTACCAGACAAGCCTATAAAAGGGCTATGAATGTAGAAAAGGTGTCTTACAATGAATCATTAATAAGTTTACTACCTACTGAATCAAAATTACCTATGATGATTGAAGACGGAGCTAGTTCCTTCGATATGCAGGAAGGTTTTAGTAAATCAAGTAAGGCAGTAAGGTATAGTTCAATTAAAGACAAAAAAGAACATTGGTATTTAACAATTCCATTTCGCCATGCTACAAGTGAAGCAGTTGCTGAATCAATGGTGTTTGCAAATAAAATGCCAAAGCCGATTGAAAAAATAGCAAAAGAGAATAAAGGTGAACAAATAACAATGGCTCAATTACCACAAGAATATCAAAAATTGTTAAAAAACAAAACAACAGGTGTTCAACATAAATCACCTATCTATGAAGGGATAAAAAGAATACAGGCATCAAGCTCTGATAAAGAAAATAGAGGTAATTACATTTCTTTTAGAAGGGTTTCTGATAACTCAGAGAATGGAGCTTGGACTCACCCTGGTTTTAAAGCAAAAAGATTTATGGATAGAGCTGGTGATAAATTAGTTCAAAATATGAGTACAATTTTAAACCAATCAACCAACGATTTTATATTAGGCTTATGAAATTAATAAAAATATCATTTGTAAAGCGATTAACTGATTCTTTACTGAATTTTGTTGAAACTGATTATAGACAGGCAACAAATAAATCAGATAGTTGGTTGTATAGAATGCTTTATGACCCAACGGACGACAGTGATTTTAATTTTTATGAACAAGCGGTTTCATGCTTTACAGGGACTGAGATTTCCCCAAGAAAAATACAAACATCGTTGTCTTATAAAAAGGATGTGAATAGCTTACCACTTATTACAATAAGAGAGGTAGGTAGAAGTAAGGGGATTTATGATGGAATGGGTGGTATAAATGATTATGGATACCTAAATGCAGACAATAATTACGGAGTAACAGAGTATAGAAATACTGTTAAATCTAATTATGAGTTGATGGTGGTAACAGATAATACATTACTAACATTATTAATTACTGATGTACTTTATGCTTTATTTATAGGTGCTTGGGATTCATTAACTAATGAATTTGACTTATTTAATATTGAAGTTAAAGATATGATGGTTAATCAAGAAACTAATACTCCGATATATATTAAATCATTAAGTATATCGACTCAATATGAGAATTTAATCCCTAGTATAGTATTAGACCCAAATGTCAATGCAAATAATTTTATATTCACACTAACTAAGTTAGATAACACGGAAATTCAAAATGGAGACTAAAAAAGAAGAAATAAAAAAAGAGCCTTTGTTTATTATAGATTTTATGCTAAATAAATACAGAATAACAGGCAGAAACGCTCAAACTCTCTCAGCTAAATATAAAGGAGCTGAAAAAAGAGAAGCAGAATGGTTAAATATTCTCAAAGAAAATGAATATATTAGCTAAAAATTTATTATTTTTATAAAATAATTTTTAATTTCGTTTTTCATGTTCACTTTGAAGAACAGATGGCAACAAGACAATTTTTCGATAATAAAATTATAAAGCTTCCAGGGGCTTATGCTACTATAGTCTCAGGAGACCAAGCTACCCCAATTGCAACAGATTACGGTAAAGTTTTAGTTATAGATACTGGAGCAAATGCAAGTGGTTGGGCAAATGGCAGTGGAATAGACGGTGTAAGTGCTTACGGAAAGGATGCTGTATATAAATTTAATGATTTAGGAGATTATCAATCATACCTAAAAGGAGGTATTCTTTGGAAATTAGCAGAAGCACTTTTCAAACCAGATAAAAAATCTGGAGCAGTTGGGGTAAGTGAAGTTTTGCATGTAAAAGCTGCAACAACTACACAAGCTTTATTGACATTTACAGCAACTGGTGGCGGTGCTAATGGTGGAACATTTAAGGTAAATCCACTTGACGAAGGTACTGGTGCAAATGGCACATTAACTTCTGCTCATCTTGATAAAGGTTATGCTTTTAAAGTAACAGCAGGTGTAATTGATACAGCAAAATGGGTGTATTCCCTGTATGTTGGCAGTTGGGTTGGTAATCATACGGATTCTATATCCTACAATGAAATAGCTAAAGCTGATAGTCCTGAAATATTGCTAGTTTCTAGTCCTGAATTTAATAATATCACTGAATTGATAAGCTGGGCAAATACTGACTCAAAATTTGGTAGATACTTTAAATTAGACCCAACAAGTGCGGTAGCTGGTACAGGTGCAGTTGTTATTGGAGATATACCTAGCGGTTTTCAAGTTGCAGTAGGAGGAACAGAAACTTATTCACTTGCAAATCTAAATCTTGCTTTAGATGCTGTTCAAGATGAAGTATTTACTTACATTATAACGGATGCTTGGGGTGGAGATGAACATGATTCATCAGAAATTTCAGCAATTAATACTTTCATCCTTTCTGATTCAAAATATAAAAGATTTTTATACTTTGGTGGTGGAGATAATGTTGATGAATTTGACACAACTGACGGCTCAATTGATATAGCAGAATATTTTGATTCAGCTTATATTCATACTGTACACGGCTCAACAGGGCTTGTTTCTAGTTCAGTGGCAGGTGGATACAGATACTATCCTAGTGGATACACAGCAGCTTTGATGTTGGGAAGAATTGCAGGTAAACAACCGCAAGTACCATTAACTAACAAAACTCTAGGAATAGATAAATTATATGATACTTTAAATAAAAAGCAACAAGAAAGAGCCTTGGATGCTGGTATTAAAGTTCCAGTTTTTAGTAACTCAATAGGTAGAATAGTATGTTTGCAAGACGTAAACTCTCTACAAGACAATCAAAGACTATACACACCACAAGGTAAATCGTTCTCAGGTTCTTTTATGCGAATAGTTGAACAGATAAATACTGAATTGATTGTAAATTCGGAGTTGAGTCTGCTTAATGATGAAAATGGTGTAACTGTTAATTCATTAAGTGCTGCAAAAATTAAAAGTTTTACAGAAACTTATCTGAACACAAGACTTGCAACTGCTAATGTTGACAACTTATTGTTGAAATTCAAAGACGTTACAGTTATAAGAAATGAGGATTCTTGGAACGTAACTTATGCTCTCTCAGTTAATAATGAGATTAATAAATTATTTTATACTGGTTTTTTAATTAAATAAAAATAAATAGCTATGGCAAGAACATTTACAGCACCACAAGCATATATAGAGATAGATAATGTAAAGGCTGGTATAATAAGAGACCTATCCTTCAATGAGGATATAGGTAGGGCAAGTGTAAAAGGACTAGGTGATTTGTGGGACGTAGAAGTTCCTGCAATATCAGGAAGCGGAAGATTTACTATTGGTGAATTTTTTATTGATTTCTCTCAGCCTCACATGAAGAAAATGGTAAATCGTTATGGAGGATTCCAAGGCGTGATAAACACACTATCGCTTGGAGAAATATCATTTTCAATTTCAATATACAAAAAATTAGGTGTATTGGATGAAAACAATAAACTAGTAACTAGTGTAGAAAATGCAGGTCAAGTTATAGGTAAGTTAGAGCAATGTTTTGTAGATTCACAGTCATTCCAAATATCGAATGACGGAGTTGCTGGATTTAACACAACAGGAAGGTATTTGTTGCCAGTAGGTTTTTCTGAAATTTAAAATTTTGATTAAATATTTTGCTTATTCAAAATAATAATATTAAATTTGACCCGACAAACAATAATGTTTGTCGGGTTTTTAAAAAATAAAAGATGCAAGATTTATTGATTTTTAAGGTAAAGGGGTTTTCGTACAATTTTAAGTTTCCTAATGTTGGTGGTTATAGACAAATACAAGTAAACAAACAATTATTGTCTAATAATACCTACAAGTCATTAATACAAACTAGTCATAACGGAAGTCAATTAGCTGCTGATATGGTGGATATAGAAGCTACACTAAGCGTAATTGCACCAGACCAATTCTTTAAAGACTTACCATCAGAATCAATATCAGGATTAGGTTTATTAGATTTCAATGAATTGCGAACAGCATACATTGACCAAATTGTACCTTGGTGGAATGCGATTGAAAAAGCATTAAGTTTAAATGAAGATGAGAAAACAACTCAGGAATGATGTTGTAGAGTGGAACAGTAAGTTTCCAGTTGACAGGTGGTGGAGAGAAAAACATAATATTCCATATATGTCTCTATCTCACAAGGAAGCTAACTTTATTGATATGTTATTTGAGTTTGAAGAAGAAATGTTGATGAATAATATTTTAGATTCGGACTCAAATTATGAACCAAATATAGGTAAATGGCTGTGTCCATCAAATCAAACATTTGAGCAGAAAGTCTCATCATTGGCTGATGAGACTAGAGCAGAATTAGCAAAATTCAACAAACAAGAAAATGCAGGATAAGAATATTCGATTACATGCTGATGATTCCCAACTGAAAAATGTTGGGAAAACTGCACAGTCAATTGTTGATAATATGATTCGTTCATCTCGTCAATATTCTACTTCATCTAAAGAAGTGTTAAGGGATATTGAGGAGCAAATCAGGACTATTGAAAAACGCAATAAGATTGATTTGGATGGAAAGAAAGCCATTATTGATGCTGAAAAGAGGCGTTCGTCTATACTTAGAGATGAAATGATGTATGAAGCTAGGGCAATTTCTGACCCTAAAAAAAGAGCTTCTGCAATAAGAGAGGTATCAGCTTCATATCAATCTAGTAAGCAAGGAATTTCTACCCAAGAAAGTGTATATAGAGCGGAACTAGACGAAAGAAAAAAACAAACTCAGGAACTCAGAGATGTAATTGAGATATTACAAAAAACATCAAGAGAAGAAATAAAAGTTAATCGAGAAGGTGTTGAAAAAACTATTCGTAAAGATAAGTCTTTAGATAAGTCTTTAGATAAGTCTTTAGATAAGTCTTTAGATAAGTCTTTAGATAAGTCTTTAGATAAGTCTTTAGATAAGTTTGGTATAGATGGTGATGCAAAGGAAAGTCTTAAAAGAACAATTCAAAGAGGTGAATTAGGTTCTTTAGGAAGAGAGGAATCAGAAGAAAGATATAATTTCAAGACTTTTGGCAGTGGTGCAGGTAAGGCAACTGGCAGTGGTGCAGGTAAGGCAACTGATAGAGCTTTATCAACAGCAGCAGGTTCAAAGAATGAACTATATGCTGGTGCTGCGGCGGTAGGAGTTTTTTCAGCAGGTGCTTCATCAGCACTTCAAAGAGTGCTTTCGGCTGGTGAAACAGCCGAAAAATCAATGGTTGGTTACTCTAGGGCTAGTTTTGGTAATTACTCTCAATCTGACAAAGAATGGCAACGTTCAAAATCGTTAGGGTTAACCTCATTAGGATTAGACCCATCAGAGATATTAGAAAGACGTTCCTCTCTACAAAGGTCAACTGGTAGAAGCATAGCTGATTCAAGATTTAAGCAATTAATGGGAGCTGAACAATATGTTGGTTCAGGAACTATAGACCAAATGGCGAGTATAAATCGCTATGGTGGGGCTAATATTGCTCAGGTTTTACAGGTTTTAGAGGGTAATCAAAGAAACATCACATTATTAACTGAAAATATATCTACTTATGTTCAAGCATCAAATAACTCTTTGCAGATTGGCTCTAAGATTAATGAAGGGCAAATGGCAAAAACCATTATGGGCATTTCAGCAGCAACAGGACAAAAAGGGATAGGATTAAGTCAAACAGCAAATGCAATACAAAGGTTAGGACAAACAGGTAATCCAATTGTTCGTTCTCTAATGATGAGAGCTTTTAGGCAATCAAACCCTAATGCAGGTCTGTTTGATATTCAAGCAATGATGGAAGACCCACTTGCTAATTTTAATAAAGGCGGTAGTAGATTCTTTTCAGATATTAAAAAAATGTCTGGAGGTGGAGATACATATAAGCAGGTCTTATATTCTGTTTTCGGAAAGGAATTGTCTAGGAGTCGAATTAATGAAATAATAAAAGGCGGTGGAGATTTTACAGATATTCAAAAAGAAATTAGTAAAAAAACTAAAGGAGATACTGATTGGTTAAAGGAAGCCGAAGGTGGAGCTGGAATAATTACTAGATTAACAGCCCAAACAGATTCAGAGTTTCAAGAGTGGGGCAAGGATTTGATTCTAGTTTCAGTTGATAAGTTTGCAAAAAAATGTATGGAAATAATAGAGCAACAGGCTACATCTATGGGGAAAATACCTCCATTATTGACAACAATTGCTAAAAATACAGATAAAAACAAATAAATGTCAGACTATTTAATAACAACCTCAGACAGTAAGAATGAAACAGTTTCTGCCTTTTTAAGCAGATTACTTGTTTCAATGAAACCAAAAGACTTTTTAAATTATAAAAAGAATTACAATGCTATAATTGATGAATATGATGAGTATGATAAATTAGATAATAAATCTAGTATGTCTAGTAAAAATGGTGATTTAATTATAAAACCATTAACAACGCTTTATATACCTAAAAATTTAAAAAAATATGAGGAGTTAGGTCTTTACAGTGAAGGTCAAGTGTTCTATCAAAAAGATAGTAAGTTATTTTTAGGCACTCATGGGAGTTTATTAACTGATTCAAGGTATGTTAGAAGCAACAAAACTATCATAAGGGACAAATCCATAGACATATCTATTTTAAGTGAAAATTGTGTGGTGTGGTGGTACTGCTATGCTTTAGATATGGTATTAAATATTACTCCATTTATTCAACAATTAAATACTTCAAAAACAAAGTCTTCTGGAAATTTCTCCATAAGTCTATCACCTACTAGATATGATTTAACAAAATTAACACCAACACATACTGATACATATTTGAATTTTTTTAAAACTGACTCTATTGATATTGACACAGATTATTATGGAGATTTTTTTGAAACTAATTTTCAAGAAAATGATTTATTGTTTATTAGATTCGAGGAGCTTGAAATAGATAAGGTGAATAAAGTTGAAATAAAAAATGGATTACTTATTCCTAAATCATACCTGTCTAAAAACCCAGCTTTATGTTGGGATATGATTGCTTTAGTTGATAATTGTAATGTGATATATAGTTCATCTTCAAATGATACCTCTGTAACAGTGTCAGGTAGAGATTTTACTAAAATATTTGAAGAAGATGGTAGTTATTTTTTACCATATCAGTTTGTACAAGAAAAGGGAACTGAAAGTAAATTTGTTTGGGGCGGTGACGAAAATTCAAGCTGGTTTAAAAGAACAATGATTGACGGTGATATTCAATCTTTCTTTTCTTATGAATTAAAATCAATAGATTCCTATTTAAAATTCACAGTAAACCATCTATCTAATTTGGGATTAGTTCCAAATGATTTATTTAGCTTTTATGGAGATAAAATAGCCAAAGTTTATGAAATAGCAGGGACAGGTCAAGAATTTTTAGGAAAAACAGAAGTAAATGGCGTTTGGCAAATCATTAATTTAAATTTTGACTCAGCAGTAGTAGAAAGAATGATTACTGGTGAGAATCTCATTAATCCATCAGGTAATTTAATGGCTTTTATAAATACGGCTTGTCAAGAGCCATTTGTTGAATGTATAATGGATATTTATAAAGATGAATTTGAGCTTACAGTAAGGCAACCTCCTTTTGATAAAAAAGCTTTAATCTCTGTTGTTAAAGAACAAAGTTATATTAAAATTAATAAATCAGATTTGATTGATTTTAATATAATAAATGAAAATGAATTTTATTCATATTATGAGATAAATCCAGTAGGTCAGATTTGGGGAAACGAAGATAGCTTTATGTCATCAATAATACCTATAATTAATTTACCATTCTTTACTGAGAAATATGGAAGTAGAGGTTATAAGGTTACTGATTCTTATATAAATAGGGTTACGATTGAAGGAGATAATGGCAAAAAGAAAGGTAATGATTTAGATACTTTAATAAGTGGCTTATTGAATGACTTAACTTATATAATTGAATCAACAATGTATTTGCCTTTCACAAGAAAGGGAACAATAACGATGAACGGAGATAAAAGAATCAAAGTTGGAAGTTTTGTATATAATGAAGCCACAAATGAGATTTTTTATGTAATAGGCGTTTCAAATAGTATTTCTATAAATAATAGTTTAATCGAAAGAACAACATCATTGAATGTGGTACGAGGATTGGTTATTGATAATATAATTTCAGAAACAAGAACAGCTTTAACCGATGCAGGATTTGAGACACAAAAAACAACAACCTATTTTGACCTTATAGATACAGACAAATTAAAAGAAGATATAGATAATCAAATTTTTGAAAAAGGGAAATCTTTTGATTATGAGGTAATAATAAATGAAGATGTTTTTAATTATTTTACAAAAAAACAACATTTAAGAAGAAAATGGTTATAAATTTAGGATATGGGTATGTGATAATACCAACTGGTGTAGATAGAAAGCAGTATGTTGATACATGTTATAATAGAGAGCGAATATCTGTTATATTGGATGGTGGTCAAGGAATGTTAATAGACTGTTATGTAGATAAACAATCTATTAAAGAAATTGTGTTTCCTGAATCAAGTAAATATTTAGGCTCTTGTGTATGTTTACTTCAACAAAAATACAAAAAGGGTGTTATTTTAGGTGTTGTGTCTTCCGAAAACGAGTCTCAACTTCTAAAAGAATACGATATTAGACTTGAAAAAGTTGATATAGATGGTAACACCTCTAGCATAAGAGGTAATGCAAGAGATGGCAATATGTCTTTGAATGTGAGTAATAAACAAAAAGAGGCAATAATCAACATCAATGTTACTGGTAAAGATAATTCGGGTAAATTAAATATAACTACCAACAATGAACTCAATATAAGAACCACAAATAAGGTGAATATAGAGTCATTCGGTACAGTATCAGTAAAAGCATTAGATAAAGACAATAAAGATGAATTTACTGAGGTTAAAGTGGGATTAAATGAAATATATTTGACATCAAAAGGAACTTTAAAAATAGAAACTGAGGGTGAAATAAATATAATTTCGCAAAAGAAGATTGACATTAATAATGGAAATTTAACCATAGAGCCATAATGAGTGAATTTATTGCAGTTGATGGATTAACAATTGACCATAGCACAGGTAGTTTAGCTAGTGGTGGTACATTTACTATTATAAATTCAGCTTCACAAAAAGTAAAATGCTCTGGTAAAAATGTATATTCACTACAGCTTCAAGTATCATGGTCGGGTGGCAATTATTCAGGAGGTGTTTCAGGTACAGCATTAACAACAGTTCCAGCTATTATATTAGCAACTGCAACAAAGGTTAAGGTAGAAGGAAATTATGTAATGAGGTTGGGTGATAGTGGAATAATGTCAGGAACTTACACTTTGGCTGGTTCACCACCAGTACCAAATACACCTTTTTCAGGAGCAAGTATAGAAATTACTGATGCAGGTCAAGATAAGGTGAAAGCTAAATAAAAATCTGAATAATTTACGTTTTTACTTAAATTTTTATTATTTTTATAAAAAATATTTTAATGGAACTAAAGGATACTTTAAGTAAGTTCAATCAAATACAATCGGTGCTTTCGAGACCAGATATGTCATTTTTATATCAACGAGATATAGAAGTGTATATGATGGCTTTGGAATTAGCCGACTCAAATGATAATTTGATTGATTACTTTGCATTTCCTGTAATGCCACAAAGTATAACTAAAACAGAGAATCAAATAATTAATACAAGAAAGACAATGGGTGGTGTAACTGTTTTAACATCAGATACTGCACCCATTCAGTCAATATCAATTAAAGGTGATTTTGGTAGAAGTTTTAAGATAACACTTAATTCAAAACAACCATCCACACAAGGATTTGCTTTTTCCATAAATAATGGAATTTATAGCAATCTTGATGCAAAATCCAATACAACAAAAATTAAATTTCCTTTTTTATTTGAAGGGATTCAGACAGGTTTCGGGGCAATAAACACACTTAGGGCGATAATAAGTAAATCAACTGGAACTGATAAGACTGGTAATCCGTTTCGGTTATATATGTATAATATGGCATTAGGGGAGTCATATTTGGTTGCAATTAAACCTGATGGAATAACCATATCACAGTCACTAGACAAGAATATGATATGGTCTTACTCGTTGACATTAGATATTTTATCTCCTTTAGAGTTAGTAAGAGGCGGTGATAGAATAAGTTCATCTATTAAAGCTGTAGCTATGGCAGCATTAAGTAAGGATTTGAATAATAAACTTAAACAACTAAGGAGTATATTATGATAATCAATTTTGATAAATTTTATAAAGTAACAAAATATGATATTCATAAGTTTTTTGTAGACTGTGAATCATTTTTTTCTAATAAATATCAGGAAATTATATCTTTTTATTCAGGGAGTGAAGATGTTCCAACTGAGGCAATAAACGAATTAACAAGACTAAATAATGAAGTTAATATAATTGAACCATTATTTAGGGTGAACAGTAATAAACTTGATACTATTGATTTTTGGGAATTATTAGATATATTCTCAGATATACAAGTAAAGTTGATGACTGCAAGTAAAGTGGCAAAATGGTTAAGGAGTTCTCGTTTAAGTGCAAATGATACCTCGGTTAAATTAGATAGGGTTCAAATTCAAAATGAGACTATTGAGGATATGAGTAGGGATGTTGGTTATCAATCACCTAACAATGATTGGAAAAGGATAGCAATAGATAATTATTGCATTGAGGAAGATTACACAATGGAAGGCGGGAAGATGCTTACATTGACTTTTAAAAACAACACCTCTATCACATTAGAGAATGTGGTTGACTATTTTATTGGAGATAATGTAAAAGGTAAAGATTTAGCTCGTAAATTTACTTTTTCAAGCAATGATTTACTTACTGTTACTGGAGATAGTTGTTTAAAGCAAAGCTTCTATATAAAACTAGAAATAGAAAAAAATTCTATACCAGAATTTCCAGATTACGGAAGTTATCCTGATGCGGTTGGTAGCAATGTATCAGCTCTTTCATTTCCTAGCAGAATAAAAGATTTAATGAAATTATTTAGTCAAGATAAAAGATGGTCTAATATGACATTAATTAATGTATTTAGGCAGGAAGATGCTGTTTTTATGAAAATATCGGCAACCCCAATAAAGGGCAATAACCAATTAACGAACTTAAATATTTAACAATGATAACTAGTGCAAATTTAACACTTACCGAATTAAAGCAAATGTGGCTTGAATTATTTCTCAATAAGACAGATAAAGTATCTGATGTTGCAGATGATTCGGTACTTAATGCAACAGCTTATGGCTGTTCTAAAGTGGCACAAAAAGCAATAAAAGATATTGCAATTGTTGAAGCAAAATTATTTCCTAAGTACGCAAAGGGGTCGTATCTTGATGAATCAGCTAAGTTATTTGGGGCAGAAGAGAGGAGAGGTGCTATTGGTTCGTCAACTTACCTACTAGTTAAAGCAACCCCTGGTACAGAATATATAAAAACAACAAATATATTTAAGAATCTAAATGGAATCTCATTCGAGATGGAAGAAGACAGTGTTATTGTTGGTGATTCTGGGTTTGAATATATAAAAGTAAGAAGCACTGGAACAGGAATAAAAACAAATGTTAATGCAAATACAGTTAGTATAGTTGTCCCTGTGCCAATTGGACACATTGGTATAACAAATGAATATATGGCAACTGGTGGTGCGGATGAAGAAAGTGATGATGTTTTTAGAAACAGGATTTTAACATCAAAATCATACTTATCTAAAACAACGAAGCAGTATTATATCCAAATACTTCAATCAATTGATGATAGAATATTAAGTGTATATATAGGCGATAGAGATGAAAATGGAAACTCAGTATTTAAACTTTCAACACAAAACGGAAGCTCTTTTACTGAAAATGAATTAGATATAATATTGGATTTATTTAAGAGTTATCTACCGTCAACTGAATTAAATCAGTTTGGTAACACTACAGGATTAACACTATCTAATGTTGATTATCATGAGATAGGTAGCACTACAGGAATAGATTTTAGATGTGTAATAGACCCTTCTTATAATACAGATGATGTAAGAAAAAATATTCAGATTAATATATCTAAAATCTATGACTTTAGAACATGGGTAGATGGAACGAACATAGAATGGGATGATATTTTAAGTGTTGTAAAAAATACTGAGGGTGTTAGGTATGTGTATGATGAATATTTTTACCCAAATCAGGACGAAAGAGTGTCATGGGGTAAACTACCTAGAGTAAAGAGATTTGTTATGAGAGATGTAAATGGTGTTATTGTGTATGATAATAACGGAATACTTAGTCCTATATTTTATCCTAGTGAATAATGATAGAAGATAAATACATAAATTCGACTGTGGCAGTTGAACAAACTCAAACATCAATATCTATAACATCAATTTATAATGGTATAGGAGATGATTTGTGGATATTGTCTCTCGGAAGTTGGGATGATAATCGTTCTTGGGACGACAATAAATTTTGGATTGATTAAAAATATAATATCATGGCAGATATAACTCATATAAGTAACGGAGAAGGTGGTTTACCAGTTAGAAACAAATTAAATGAAGTAATTGATAGAATTAATAATCTCAATAAAACAATAATTGGAGATTCGTATCAATATGACTTTTTTTTATCAAACAATGGTGAATTTTGCATAACTATAAGGTATAAGATAGCTCAGGGTAGTTCATTTGTTGTCAATTTATTTGATGTTGCACCAGCACACGTATATTTTGTTGAATATATAGATACTATGCTTGATGATGTGGTAGCACCTGGTGAGTGGGAAATTGATAGATTTGAGCCTGTTGTAACTAGTGGGGATATAGATACGCCACGAATTAGCATTCTACAAGGGAATGATAGAGGTATGTTACTTGGGTATCATACAACGGAATATTTTGGAGCGACTAGTTATGTATCTGACAGAAGAAAGATGATAGACTTAATATCAACACCTATTATATTTACATTGACCTCAACAGTATCAACCCCAGCTACAATTGGCTATAGAAAATTAGTATTAAAAGGTTATTACATAAAAGACTAAATATGAAATTAATACAAACCTATTGTACAAAAAATGGTGAGACATACAATTGTGGTTTCCCTAGTTTTCAAAGCTTGATAAATTTTTGGAACAAAGCTTTAGAAATGCATCTTCAAAATTATGAAGTTATTGTATATACTGACCAACAAGGCTATAATAAAATTAAGGACTTATTACTGGAGGGTGTTAATTTTATTATAATTGATTATCCTTATGTAGATGATAGGTACTATAATATAAGTAAATTTCAGACATATATTTATCATGCAAACACTAATCCTAACAGTCAATTTATCCATGTAGATATTGATGCGATATTAAATGATATAGTTACTGATATAGTTACTGACATTGTCTGCGAAATGGTTCGACCATGTGAATATGGAAGATATTTACGTTCTTATGGTTTGCATAAGATAGATATTGAATATATGTATGGAGTTCCGTGTTCAGGTCTATTAGGATTTAAGAATTCAGATTTTGCCAAGCAATATGCTGAGAAAGCATTGCTAAAGATAACAGAATCTGACGAAGAGGTGATATTGTTTGATGCTTTATGGGCGGTAGAAGAAATATTACTTGAAAATGAACTTGAAGACAATAATATGTCATATTCAACATTTTCCGACTTTACACATTTACAAGGACGACAAAAAAGATAAAATGGCAATAGTAAATAATTTCTCAGATGAAATAGGGGATATTATAAGAATAAAAACAACAGTTCCCGCAGTTGGTATATTCACCCTTAACACATTTATTGACTCAACTATTAACGAAACAGAAACAAGGTATTTTGATAAGTACTTTAGGCATTCTATTGATGGTGGTTTGAATTTTTCAGACTGGACTGAGTTATCCATTATCAATATTCAATCAATTGAGATAAGAAGAAAAGATATATTTGTTATTGACTATAGATACACTAGGGTAGGCTCTGATGTGACAGGAAGTATAGCAGTTAATTCAGTGACTATATCAGGAGAAAGTGAACCATTAGAATCACCAAATTACGCAAGACAATTCTTTTTTAGATTCTTTGATATTAATGATGTAAATGTGTTGGGGTGGGCTTTAAATGTGTTGGAAAAATTATATAAAAGAGGTGTATTACCTGATTATGTTACTAGAGATAAGGATGAATACAATCCATCTGTAGTAGATGAAGATTTTCTTGCATATTGGGGAACAATAACTCACTTCTTTGCAATATTTGTGTACTATGCTAGAAAATTCGAGGAGATAACTACGACTCCAGAATTGATTTACCAATTCTTAGATAATTTAGGTATATTCCTTAATACAAATATTACAGATACTCATTTATTATATCTTATTGATAATTACTTAGAAGAATATAAAAAAAGAGGAACTAACAGTATAATAGCTAGAGGGGATGAAAATATTCCAGATGGTGAATTATTAAGATTAATAACATTTATTTCTCCTGACGAGTTCATTTTAGCTTTATTAGAACCACATTCAACAGGATGGTGTGTAAGTAAGTCGTCTCCAACATTTAACTACACTAGACATTGTGTTAACATGATAAAAGGATATGAATACGGTAAGGGCTTTATTGATTTAGATAATTACCCAACTGAAACAATATCTAATTTATCTATTGTAAACAATGAACTTGAAATAGTTCCATTGCAAAACACAAAAGTTGGGATATATTCAGAGTCGTACGACAACTATATAGAGATTGATGATTTGGTGGATTATGAGATTGTAGTAAGAGTTAAACAGGAAGATATAATTGACAATAGTCTATATTTTGGATGTCTATGTAAAAATGATATTGATACAGATATTGTATTAACTTCATTGTCAGATAACTCAGATACAAATCATTTCTTTGAAGCAAAATCTTTACACAGAATAGACACAGAGTTTGAAATTAGAGGTATAATTCATAAAAAAAACTTTGAAAATTCAGGAATACCAATTAGTAATTTTACATTGAATGTTGGCTTTGGGAATAGTATGAAGTTTAATGATTCATTTAAAACAAGATATATTCAACCGTTTTTTTATGTTCAAAGAACTACAGCAGATATTAATAAAGTAATATTATCTGATATAAAAATTAGACCGATGAATTTTAATTTTACATTAGGTAAGTTTGGTTTAAAAAATATAATGTACATGTTGTATCGCAATAACTCAACTTACTTAAATAAAGAAGTTTACAGAAACACAACAGATAGATTGACGCCATTTAATGTTACATTAATAGACAGAGAAATAACAACAAATATATAAGATATGAGCAATATTAAAGTTAGTAGAAATGTTTTTCTTGAAAAAGAGGAACTTAACAGGTTTATTAAATTCATCAATGATGATTCAGTTAAAGCACTAATAGGAAATTCAATAAGGTCAGGTGGAATAGTTCCAGACTCAGGAGTGGACTTAGGAGCCGATTTCAAACTAGAAATCGGCTCAGACTATAAACACATTAAGATAGCTAAAACATCAACAGCATACGATACATTAGGTAAAAGAATTTATTATGAATATCAATCAAATACTGATATTGCTGTTCCGTTTACAACTTCATCAACTAAAGATACTTGGGTAAGTTTAGAATATGCAACAACTGCTATAGAAAAAGGAGTTGTAGGTTTGGCATCAAATGGAGCTTTAACTGGAATTGATACATTGTTTACTGATGTATTTAGGGGTGTATCAACTTTAGTTCCTAATAAGATAAGAATCTATAGTCGAGCTAAAGTAGCTACTGGTGGAACTGGTTACAGTTACACTCTAGTTGGAACTTATGAAGTTGTGCAAGTAATTGACGATACATCAATTATCATAAATTCAACAACAGCTCTATCTGCTGGTGATTATGTATTTAGTGTTGTTGGAGCATTCTCACCTGGGACTTATGATGATAGTAGAGAAGAAGAAATATACGAATATGATAATTTCAATTTGATTTTTTCAGACACTGACCCAACATCAAGCTTAACAGCTAATCAATATATATTAGCAAAGGTAACAATAGATGATTCAGGAACATCTCAAACAATTACAGATTTAAGAACAGATGTATTCTCATTAATTGACCCAACATTAATAGATAGAATAAGTTACTTATTTACTTCATTAAAAGGGGATTGGGATAGTCTAATAATATCAGGATGTAAAAGTGTATTGTCCTATACAGGAACAACTAAAATATCATTATCTGTTTCAACAGGTTATGTTTTATTAGGCAATATTGTATATAAGGTTGAAACACATACAGCAACCATATCAGACCCTGCACATAATCCATATTGGGAAATATATAATAGTAGTGGAATAGACAAAGCAAGATGTGTTTATTCTGCTACTAAAAACACAGGGTATTATGATTTTGACCAAAATTACAGAACCCATAAAAGAGAATACAGTGCAGTATTTGAGGGTATAAATCCAATAAGCGAATCAGGGGAATATGTTGGTAATTTCAGTATAACAAAAAGAATAACAGGAATATACACGCCTACAATATTGGGGCAAATTTTGTATAAAATGACAGCAGGGGGGAATCCAGACAATTCAAAAGAGTTTGTTTTTAATATCAATAGTAGAAATAATACTTTAATTACATTGATGTCATCAGATTCTGTTACCTCAGCCACTCAATTAGGTTTATTTGTATCGGCATTTGATGGAACTCTAACTGATTTGTCAGCAACTGATAGATTTGATATAACTATAAAGAAAATCAGCAAAGAAAATTATTAAGAATATGAAATTGTTTTATACAACCGCAGGAGAGCAAGACACTCCACAAGAAAAACCATCTCAAAGTTTAGGTGGATATAAGTCAAGTTCACCAGTTCAAAATAATATATTTGATAATTTGTTTGGTGAATTATCTATGAACACCATAAAAGACAATAGAGATGAGTTTATAGGATTAATGCTTGTAAACGATTCAATATCTGATTTAACAGGTGTGAATATCTATTTTGAACACCCAGTTGATTCATATTCTGAATATAAAATAGGTGCAATAATACCAGCTTTAGATGTTGACGGATTCAATTACATAGAACAAATACCTTCAAGAAATAGCCAACCACTCTATATTGAAGAATTTGTTACTGCCGACATTGACAATAGATTTGATATTGGAGATATGGATGCAGGAGTTGTAGTTGGAGTATGGATTAAAAGAGAATTATTGATAGACTTTATTAAATCAGATTCAAACGACTTATATAGTCAAGACCCTGAAAATCCAAGAATATACTTACCTAAAGAAAAAGCCACACAAGATTCAATTAACATAATTATTTCTTGGGATTAAAATATTGATTCACTGATTATTAAGTTAATTGGTGAATTTTTATATAAATTATTTTGATTAAAAATTTGTTTTTTCATAATTTATATATTATTTTTGTTTATGTTTAATTATTAATCAAACATATTTAAAATCGAAGCAATGAACAAATACGAAATTCACATTGGCGAAATCTTTGACTTAACGACTAATTCAAAGAAACCAAAACAGACTTTAATTATTACACAAGACCAATTAGCGGTTATTGAGCAATTTGCCGACCAACGAAAAGATGCAGAACTAAATACAATTTACAAACTCAATGAATGTGAATTTCGTATTTATCCGCACTTTGATTTCGGAGCGGTCAAGCAGCCTTGCACATAACGTTGGTAATATGAAAAGTTGGCTTTGCAGTCACTTTCAGTTTACCACAGCAGTTTGATAGCCAATTTTTTATATTGCGTGTTATCGGCTGCCTTTTTATCAATTGAATATTAAAATTAAAAACTAAAATATTATGTGTGACGGAAATTTAGCAATGGCAAACGCATTAGAGAATGATGCAGACCCGATTGAAATACTTATAAGTAAGTACTCAATTGAAATTATCAGACTTAAAGACGAAATGAAAACTATTCCTGCATCAATTTCGTGGGGAATAAAAAGCGGAAAAGTGGAGACATACGAAAATATTATCAAAGACCTTGAGTGTCTGCTTTAAGGTTGCCGATAACGGTTTGCGTATTGCTGACGTTGCCAATTTAAAAGTACAAATGTTGAACGCTTAAATAAAAGTTGATATGAAAATTGAAGTTAAAATTACCGATGAAGCTGGCAATGTTCAGCAATACGTTGTTAGCGGTTCGTTGCCTACCGATGAAGAAATTTCAAAACAGGCAAAAAAGTATGATGTTGAAGATATGAATGATGCTATAAATAGGATTGGTGGGTTCATTGTGGGTGCTAAATGGATGCCAGAATCATAATAACGATATGTTTAACATTTATCAATTACTTACAGCATGAATGCAATAGAACTTTACAAATTTATTAACGATAACGGAATTGAGTGGCATTATAGAGATAATAACGGAGTAGAAGACGTATTGATATTTCCGTACACTTTCCAAATTGATGAATTTAGCAAGTTGATGAAACCATACGATTATTGTGACGGTGGAATTGATTGCACACTTATGGATGGTTATTTTGCTTTTTGGATGAAAGATATATGCGAATATTTCGGGATCGAGTTGAGTGATGTATTTAATAAGGAAGATGATTGCTAACGGCTACGGTTATGTGCAGTAGCGGATTTGAAACACAAAACTTAAGATAACAGATAAATTATGATAGTAGAACAAATGTTAAGGAACGCACCGAAACCGCTATTGCATATAGCCGATGTGTGTGGTAGTGCTTTATTTCAGGGCGATTGCTTAGATATTATGCCTTTGATACCTGATAAATCGGTTCAGTTAATTTTGGCTGATTTACCTTATGGTGTTACAAAAAACAAGTGGGATAGTATAATCCCATTAAAAGAATTGTGGTATGAGTACAGCAGGGTTGTTTCAGACAATGGAATGATATTACTACATAGCCAACAACCATTTACAACTGAATTAATATCAAGCTCGAATGGATTGTTTAAATACTGTTTAATTTGGGATAAAGTAGGAACTGTTGGATTTCAATTGGCAAAAAAACAACCATTAAGAAGACACGAAGATATTTTATGTTTTTACAAAAAACAACCAACTTATAACCCTATAATGATTGAAAGAGGCAAGGTAAGAAAAAAAGGGGGTAGTAAAGTAGATAATGGGAATTACGGAGATTTAAGAAGCACTGAAAGTGAAAACAACTTATATTATCCTACTTCTATATTGGAGTTTTCAAATGCTGTTAAAATAGGTAAATTACACCCAACAGAAAAACCATTGCCACTTGCAAAATATCTTATTCAAACTTATTCAAATGAAACCGATATGGTTTTAGATAACACAATGGGAAGCGGAACTTGTCCATTAGCATCTGCAATTTTAAATAGACGTTTTATCGGAATAGAAAAAGACGAGAACTATTTCAAAATTGCGGTAAACAGATTAAAAGAATCTGGTTATTTACGATAATATATGTATCTTTGTGATTATAATATAATCTACTATGGCAAATATTAAAAATATTATTGGAAATAAATATGGTAAATTAACTGTTTTAGAGTTAATTGACGGTAATAATAAATCTAAAACAAGGTATCTTTGCAAGTGCGAATGTGGTAATTTACATGAAACAAGTGGAGATAGTTTGAGAGGCGGTAAGAGTAAAAGTTGTGGATGTTTAAAAAAAGCATATATTCCAAAAACATTTAATAAAAATAGAAAACAACAAATTCTAATTCAACTTTATAAAAGCACTATTAAGAAGAGAAGTAAGATAAAGGGGTGGGTAGATTGTATAGAATTTGAATTATTTACTAAAATATCTATAACTAATTGTTACTATTGCAATACTGAACCTATATCAAAAATATGTGATAGAAAAAAGAATAAAGATAAAACTCTTATTAGCGATGACTTTGTTTTGGTGAACGGAATAGATAGAATAAACTCTAATATTGGATATATTGAAGGAAATGTAGTCCCTTGTTGCAAATATTGCAATACAGCTAAAAACACAATGAACGATAGTGAATTTAGAGAATGGATTAAAAAGGTATATGCTCATTATATTAAATAACGGAACAACTTGTTTAGCAGCCAAAGAACTCAACCGAAAATTTATCGGCATAGAAAAGGAAGCTAATTATTATGAGATTGCTTGTCAGCGATGCGGTTTTTAGCATTACCGCTAATGTACAAGGCTAAGAAACGTAGCCTACAATGTCGTTTCAAGTTTTAAATACGCTAATTAGCTATGTTTTCTTAGCTTGTGTTAGCAAATGTTATTATTAATTATGAAAGTTAGTTTTGATTTTGACAGTACACTTACAAGAATGAGTGTGCAAAAATATGCAAAAGAATTAGTTGAAAGAGGTTTAGAAGTTTGGATAGTTACAAGTAGAATGGGGTTTGGTAAAGAGCCTAATCCAACTTGGAACGATGATTTGTTTGCGGTTGCTGAATATGTAGGAATAAAAAAAGAAAATATACATTTCTGTTGTATGGAAGATAAAGCAGTGTTTTTAAAAGATAAAGGTTTTATTTTTCATATTGACGATGATAATATAGAGCTATCATTAGTAAAAACTTATACGGATGTTAAGCCTATATATTTATTCGGAAATAAGTATTGGAGATTTGATTGCGAAAACACTCTTTCTAATATTTGCTAACGTTTGCATAAGAATTGAAGCCGACAGCACAACGCCAATTTGAAATACTAAGCTTCCAAAGGCTTTTATTTTTATGCGTTGTTATACACTGGCGTTTTTGCTCGAATGTTGATTAAATGCTCTGCTCTAATAATTATTTTTTAGGGAGGGCTTTTTTTATTTAATATTTATTTGGTAATTAGTAAATAATTAGTATATTTGTAGAGCAATAACGCAATACAACTTAATGAATATGATTATGACACTTGGACAAAAAGTAATGTGGTTAAATGAAAATTACATAAACTACAACGTTAGATTAGATATTTGTGGAACAGATGAAACATTTTTAAACGCTTTCGTAACAAAGCCAGAAATAGAATGTGATAACATAGACATAAAAGTTTGTGATTATTATAAACAAATGCTTTGCAATAAAGGCATAGATGCAGTTAAATTCATTGAAAGACTTTTCAATTATGAGTATGAAAGAAAAAACTAAAGCGGTAACATTATCGCTTACAAAGCAGGAAGAAAAAGACTTGATTGAAATATCCGAAAACTTATTTGGAACTTCCAATAAAAGCGGAATGGTTCGATATTGGATAAACCAAAACAATTTGAAAAATTGTAAGAGCGAGGGCAAAAAATAATTATGGCTAGTTTGCACAGGTATTGATTAAATGAACTGCATTTCCTACGCTTGTGTATAACGATGGGTGTAAACCGTCGTTTTAATGCGGTTTGACACTGTGTTATATACTGGGCGAACAGTTTAGTAGAATATTGATTAAATTAACAAAAAATAAAAAGAGAAGGGAAGGGGAAAACTTCTTTAATAGAGTACCCAAAATTTAATGCATACAAAAATGAAAGCATTTGAAACACAAAACGGCAATTATTTAGTTAATAATGATTCAGAAGAATTTGCATTCTTCTCAAAAGATGGTGTCTTTTTAAGATATTCTGATTATTCAGAATATGAGTTTGCAAAAACATGGGGAAAGGAAGAGATTAATGTAAAGTTTAAATTCCCAGATGGTGAATTTAATTCACCATTTTCTAAAGAGTTTTTCATTAAGGAATTTTTAAAGTTAAACAATGTATCTATAGATAAAATAAACTATTTACAATTTGTTGATTCATTTGATTTTGAAATTCCTAAATGGATAAAAAACATTGAAGAAGGAATCATACAAAATTGCAATTGGTATGAACCAAGGGGTAATAATATGTATGATCGAGGTTCATACTCATATTTTCAATTAGAAAAATTTTCTGTTGATAAAGAAATTTATACAGTTTTATCTACTTACGATGAAAACTGGGATTGGGGTGATGACCCATCAATTTCTGCTGGGTCATATACAATTATAAAAGGTGATTTCATATCACAACATGAAGATTTAATAGAAAAAACAAATTCGTATATAAACCACAAAGGTTTAGAAATTTTAAGTTCAATTTAAAAATGCGGGCTGGGCTTTTTATTTTTCTTTCGGATTGCACCTACTTTGATTAAATGAACTTACCCAGCCTTGTATATAACGGCTATGTGTATGAAACGTTGGGGTTACGGAGCAGAAACCTACCAACCTACTACACAGCTAATGCGAGGCAGAAACTTTGAATAACCACCACAGCCCAATGTTTTATACACGTTGTTAGGTGCTGTACGGCAAATAACCGATAAACTTGATTTGAAAAACAAACGTAAAAAATTAAAAATATGAAAACAGATTTAAAAAACATTGATAGCTTACCAGAAGAAATGGTACTAATAAGACAAAATTGTGGAATTAAGGTTTTTAATAATGAGGGCAGATGGGGAGAGCAAAAAACAGGATTTCATATACAACAGCCACTTGCAGGTTTTGTAAAAAAAGAATGGTGGAAGGCTATAAATATTTTCCAAAACTTGAAACTTGGAAAGGATAATGAAATTTTAAATAAAATGGTGAGAGTTGGTGAAGAAATAACCAAAGAAGATTTATTAAAGCATACTGACTTACAAAAATGGTTAGATTTACAAATCGAAACTAAAAATTTTTACAACACAATTGTTGAATTTAATATTTTAGTTGGTATAAATTGGGATAAAGAAGAAGATTACAGAAGAACTATAGTTTTGCTCGGAACAGTAGAATGGGAGTTGGTTAATTTTTAATTTTTGGTAATACACTACTGAACTTGATTAAATGAACGAATGTAGTATTACACCTAACGTTTCGTATATGAAAAGTAGCGGACTATAAAGCACAAAATTATCAAACTATGAGAAACGATAATACGAGTACAAACCAAACGGACAGCATTAAACCCGCTATTTTTTATATACAGTGTTATAACCCGTTTTTATTACTAATTAAAATATAAAAATCATGAAAATTAAAATTAAAAGAGCCACAACAGAAGGGCTAAAAGAAAACGAAGGAGATTTGTTTGAGACAAACGGAATGCAATTTTGCTTAATAAAAGCCGATGGATTATTTTTTTCAATAGAGTTATCAACGGGATGCAATGTTAAAAGTTTTGACCCTGATGATTGCTCAAAAAAACGAGCAATAGAATTGGCAAAAGAAGAAATTAACCGCAGGACAAAAGCAGAATGGGAATATGCTTTAAATAAAGTTTCCGAAGATTACTGCTCAAGATTCAAGTTCAGCTTGCCAGTGAACGAACCTGTTTTAAATGGGTTATAACGTTAAATGTTTGTGCAGTTGGGGAATAGAAACCACTGCACTATCAAAATAGTAGAAACTTAATGAAAAATTTAATTGAAACAACAACAGGTACTATTTCTTCTCAAATGATTCTTAACCATTGCGGTGACTATGCAGGTAAATTTCAAGATGAAGCATTTCACTTACTTTCAAAAGTAACCGACTTACCAGAATTTGAAGAAAATCAATGGTGTGACATTATGTATGACCGTGATGGCAATGTTTATGCAATATGGGAAGAAGATACTTTGAATTGCTACAATGCTG